CAGGCGCAACCGTAATAAACACTGGCGTGAATGCTGGTGGGCATTACGGTATGGTCATGGATCTCGAAGGTACAATTAAAAACGAGAATGATTTAATTCGTCGTTATCGTGAAGTATCGCAGTATAGTGATTGTGATGGTGCTATCGAAGACATTGTTAACGAAGCTATTGTTGCAGATGAATCAAAACGTCCTATCGAAATTATGATGGATCAGGTTAAAGTATCATCTGGTATTAAAAAGAAAATAGAAGAAGAGTTTGATAATGTTTTAAAGCTACTACATTTTAATGATAGAGCGCATGAAATCTTCCGCTCTTGGTATATTGATGGAAGATTATATTATCAAATTCTTATAGATCCAGCAAATGCCAAACAAGGTATTCAGGAACTAAGATATATTGATCCACGTAAGATTCGTAGGATCAAAAATATCATTAAAGAAAGAACTCCAAAGGGAGTTGAAGTTGTAAAGACTGTAGAAGAATACTACCTTTACAATGATAAAGGAATTACTGAGCAGACAACACAGGGTGTTAAATTGGCTCTTGATTCTGTAGTCTATGCACCATCTGGTTATGTAGACTCAAATACTGGTATGATGATGTCTTATCTTCATAAGGCAATTAAGCCAGTTAATCAATTGAAGATGATCGAAGATTCATTGGTCATCTATCGCATTAGCCGTGCGCCTGAACGTAGAATCTTTTATGTTGATGTAGGTAATTTACCTAAGCTAAAAGCTGAACAATATGTCAACGACATTATGAACAAGTTCCGTAACAAGATTGTTTATGATGCAACCACTGGTGAAACACGTGATGATCGTCGTCATCTATCAATGATGGAAGACTTCTGGATGCCACGTCGTGAAGGTGGTAAAGGTACTGAGATTACTACACTTCCAGGTGGTCAGAATCTCGGTGAAATTCAAGACATTGAATACTTCCAAGGTAAATTATATCATGCATTGAATGTTCCAATCTCTCGTTTGCAACAGCAACAAGGATTTAGTATTGGTCGTTCAACAGAGATTAGCCGTGATGAAGTTAAGTTTAATAAATTTATCGTTAGACTTCGTAAGAAATTTGTTGTATTGATTTCAAATGCACTTCGTGTGCAGTTGGTTGCTAAGAACATTATTAGAGAAGACGAGTGGGAAGATATCGCTCACAATCTAAAATATGATTTCTTAGAAGACAATCACTATAGCGAATTAAAAGATGCTGAGATTCTAACTGCACGTATGGCAAATCTACAACAGATTGATCCATTTGTTGGTAAGTACTATTCAATGAAATGGGTTCGTAAAAATATTCTGCGTCTTGATGACGATCAGATTGAAGAGATTGAAAAGCAGATTGGTGATGAAGAGCAACTTCATATGTCTAATGCTGAACAAGAAGGTATGCAACAAGGTATGCAGCAGGCTGCTGCTAATAACTTTATGCAACAGAATACAACACAACCACCTGAAGAACAGAAATAACTAGGAGAACTGAATGAACGATACTATTGATACATTAGTAAATGCAATCGCTGCTGGCGATGCGCTTGAGACTGAAAATGCATTCTCTGCTGCAATGGCGCAGAAAGTATCTTCTAAACTAGAAGATATGAGAATGAGCATAGCACAAAATATGTTTAAGTCTCCAGAAGTAGAATCTGAAGAGTAATGAAATATTATCAATTCACTAAGTCTATTAAAGCGAATGTTGTAGAAAGCATTCGCTGTCATCTTCAGTTAATTGAAAAAACTGAAGATGGTAAAGTCTTAGTTAATGGTAATGAGACAACATTTAAAACTTTAGAAGAAGCAAGACGTCACATTAAAGAAGAACATATTGCTAAAAAATTAGAACAAGAAGTATCAAAAGATTTATACGAAAATTTATCTGACAATACAGTTGCTCATATCATCAAAGAATACCACGATGTTAAAGTAACAGATACGCTAATAGAAAATTATATTAGTCTTGCTTCTTCTAAAATTTTTACTATAGACCCAGTTGTTCAAGAGATTAGAAAACTTAATAAACTTGATAGCTTGGTCGAGAATAAATTACACTATGTGTTAAATGATGATTCAATTGTAGCAATTAGCGAGCGCACCCAAGCGTTCCTAAATAACTTATTACAAGATCAAACAGATATTATCGAGTACATGAGAGAGAGTAAAGAAAACTTCTTTTATGTGCTTGAACAAATAGAGGAATAAAATGGCTGTTGTTAAAACAATCCTAAAAAATACTGCACAAGAAGCAGTTGTTAAAATCGCAGGCACTGCAGCAGCTGCAACTATTGATCTACAAACTGATATTTTATCATCATCTCAATCACTTAATGGTGATACACAAACAGTTAATATTGTTGGTGTTCAGTGGGTGGGTTTACCTAGTGCTACAATAACAATTACTAGAAATTCAGTTAACATATTAACACTTCCAGGTGGTGGCGCAGACTATATGGAATTTGCTGCAGGAAATGGTTTTGTTGATACAATTGAAAACACAAGTGATGTAGTTGTTACAATCGCTGGTGCAGAAGCACAATGTTATTTAATTTTACGCAAAGTTGGTGGTTATGCACCTAAGATCGAAACTGCACAATTCGGTGCACACGATAACGAATCTGTCGTAGGAAGCTAAAATGAAACTAATTAGAGAAGTTTTTGAACAAACCAGCTTTGTAGTTGAATCAAAGCTAGGAAAGGGTAAAGAATATTTTATTGAAGGTGTATTCCTTCAATCTGAGTTACAGAATCGTAATGGTCGCATGTATCCAGAAGCAATTATGGATAAAGAAGTCGGTCGTTACATAAAAGAGTATGTTGAAAAAAGTCGTGCTTATGGTGAATTGGGTCATCCAGATACTCCATCAATTAACCTTGATCGTGTATCACACTTGATTACATCACTACGTAAAGAAGGCACTAATTATATCGGCAGAGCAAAAATTCTAGAAACACCAATGGGACAAATTGCACGTGGTCTATTAGATGGCGGAGCAAACCTTGGAGTATCTAGTCGAGCACTTGGTTCTTTGAAAGCAAATAACGAAGGTGTTCAAATTGTTCAAGACGATTTTATGCTGTCTACTGCAGCTGATATTGTTGCTGATCCTTCCGCACCTGATGCATTCGTTAGAGGTATCATGGAAAATAAAGAGTGGATATTTGTTGATGGAAAGTACGTGGAAAGACATATAGAAGAAGTTAAATCTCTAATCAAGAAAACTTCATCTCGTAATTTAGAGGAAGCCAAAGTACGTGCTTTCCAAAGTTTCCTGAGTAAAATCAGATAATTTATAAATAATTCAATAGAACTATCCAGTTATAGGAGAACACGATGTCAATCGAACAAAAAATTGCAGAACTATTAGCCGAATCTAAAAAGGCTAAACTACATGAAGAATTAGATGAAGCAACTGGTGACCAAGCAGTTATTCGTCAAGGTAACGCTGTACCAAATGGTGGCGAAACACCTAATCCAGATAATGCACGTAACAACGTACAAGACGAAAAAGAAGCTGAAGGTGGTACTTCTAAGAAGCCTAATGCTGCTACTGCATCTGCAGCAGCTGGTGACCAATCAGTTATTCGTCAAGGTAACGCAGTTAAAGAAGATATGGAAGCTCTTTTCAATGGTGAAGAACTAACAGAAGAGTTTAAAGAGAAAGCAACTACTATCTACGAAGCAGCAGTTATGGCTCGTGTTAAAGAAGAAGTTGCACGTATCGAAGAAGAATTCGAAGCAAAGCTAGAACAAGCTATTGCACAGAATACAGAGGGACTTGTTGAACAGGTTGATGGATATCTCGGTTATATTGCCGAGCAGTGGATTGCACAGAATGAAATTGCCCTTGAGCGTGGTATGAAGTCAGAAATTCTTGAAGGATTTATTGGCGGATTGAAAGGTTTGTTCGAAGAACACTATATTGACATTCCAGAAGAACGTCTTGATGTGTTAGGCGAAATGGAATCTAAGATCGAAGAACTTGAAGCAAAACTTAATGAACAACTAGCAGCTAATATTGAGATGAATAAAACCATCGCAGAACAAAAGCGTAGTGATATCGTTAAGACAGTAAGCGAAGGTTTGACAGATACTGAAACTGAAAAGTTTAATAATCTTGTTGAAGAACTTTCTTACGAAGATGCTGAATCTTTTGAGACAAAAGTTAAGACTATCCGTGAAAATTATTTCACAACCAAAGTTACTTCAGGTGTTAAATCTGTAGTTACAGATGCTCCAGTAGAAAATTTGACAGAAGTAGTTTCAAAGAAAGTTGATCCTACCATGTCAGCATATCTAACAGCACTCAACAAAAATAAATAAAGGAAAATAAAATGCAACAAAATCGTCAAGATTTAGTTAAAAAGTGGGCTCCGATCCTAGAACATGAAGGATCTGCTCCAATTAAGAACAACTACATTAAAGAAGTTACAGCTGTTCTTTTAGAAAATCAAGAACGTGAACTACGTCGTGGTCACGAAGCAATGGGCGAGTTGAACGAAGCAGCACCAACAAATGCTGTTGGCGCATATCCAGATACAGGCGGTATGGCTAAGTTTGATCCAGTATTGATTAGCTTGGTTCGTCGTGCAATGCCACAACTTATCGCTTATGATGTTGCTGGTGTTCAACCAATGACTCAACCAACTGGCTTGATTTTCGCAATGAAATCACGCTACAGCACTATGGGTGGTACTGAAGCACTTTTCAACGAAGCTGATTCAGACTTCTCTGGTACTGGTACTCATGCTGGTTCTAACCCAGTAGCTTCGCCATATACTGCAGGTACTGGTCTTGCTACTTCTGACGGTGAACGTCTAGGTCAAGGTGGCCAAGGTGATGGTTCATTCGGTCAAATGGCATTCAGTATCGAAAAGACTAGCGTTACTGCTAAGACTCGTGCATTGAAAGCAGAATACTCAATCGAACTAGCACAAGATATGAAGTCAGTTCATGGTCTTGACGCTGAAGGCGAATTGAGCAACATTCTTTCAACAGAGATTCTTGCTGAAATCAATCGTGAAGTTATCCGTACAATCTACACTACTGCTAAGCCAGGTGCTGCAGTTGGTACAGCTACTGCTGGTACTTTTGACTTGGACGTTGACTCTAATGGTCGTTGGTCTGTTGAAAAATTCAAAGGTCTAATGTTCCAAATCGAACGTGAAGCCAATGCTATCGGTCAACAAACTCGTCGTGGTCGTGGTAACTTCATCATCACTTCAGCTGACGTAGCGTCTGCTTTAGCGATGGCTGGTGTTCTTGACTACACTCCTGCTCTACAAGGTAACAGTGCATTGAACATCGATGACACTTCTACTACTTTTGCTGGTGTTCTAAATGGCAAGTACAAAGTTTATGTTGATCCATATTCTGCAAACGTATCTGCTAACCAGTTCTTCGTAGTTGGTTACAAAGGTCAATCAGCTTTTGACGCTGGTCTATTCTACTGCCCATACGTTCCACTACAAATGGTTCGTGCAGTTGATCCTAACAGCTTCCAGCCAAAAATTGGCTTCAAGACTCGTTATGGTCTAGTTGCTAACCCATTCGTTTCATTGGATGGTTCTGGTGGCTTGACTGCTGATGAGAACTACTACTACCGTCGTGTTAAAGTTACTAACTTGATGTAATCAAGGGTAATAAACCGACGCTAAGAAGCGGTACTTTAAGGGAGACTTCGGTCTCCCTTTTTTCATTTGACTAAATAATTGTATGGCTACTACACTTTCTTGTCCTATTCCAAGCAACATTACTCCATTATCACCTAATGGATTTATGTTCAACATCAGCAAATTGCCTGATATGTCTTACTTTTGTCAGCAGGTAAATCTTCCAGGTATTACACTTGGTTCTCCTGAACTTAGTAATCCATTTAATATACAACCAATTCCAGGTGAAACATTAACATATGATCAACTAACTGTTCAGTTTCTAGTTGATTCTGATATGACTAATTATAAAGCGATCTATAACTGGATTGTTGCTCTTGGATTCCCTCAGAGTTATGATCAATATATAACATTCGTGAATCAAGATCAACGTGGTGCTTTATCAGAGTTAGCAAGAAACTATTCTGATGCAACATTGCAGATTCTTTCTGGAACTAATGTACCATCACAGATCGTGCAATTCAATGATTTGTTTCCAGTTTCGTTAGACTCAATTGTATTTGAATCTACAAATCAGGATGTGCAGTATGTAGTAGGCAACGCTACATTTAGATACGGTTATTACAAATTCTTGTAAGACAAATTTGATTTTTTTGTAAGTTTACTGTATAATGCGGTAAACAAATATGAGGATATTATGAACATTGAACAACTCCAAGAGTTATGGGATGCTGATTGTGCTATCGATGATAACTATCTCGGTGAACAATCTACAGCTACTCCAAAACTCCATGCAAAGTATGTTAAACTTCTTGTGCAAGTTAAACTAAAACATACAAAACTCCAATCAGACTACAATCTTCTTCGCAAGAATAAGTTTCGCTACTATCGTGGCGAACTATCACGTGACGAATTAAATGATCTTGCTTGGGCTCAATGGCAGGGTGTCAAACCATTGAAGAATGAAATGGATGAATTCCTATCAGGAGATTCTGATCTAAATACTTTAAGAGTAAAGATTGATTATCTTGAAACAATGATATATTTTCTAGAGTCCATTATGCAGCAAATTAAAGCCAGAGATTGGCAAATTAAAACTGCTGTTGAATGGAAAAAATTCTTAGCTGGGATGTGATGTTAACTGTTGAAAAATTAGATGAAGTCTACATGCGAGTGTTCGGTGATGCTAGTATTGAACAAGAACTCGCAGACTTCTTTACGTATGAGTATCCTGGAGCTAGGTTCACTCCACAATACAAAGCCAGACTATGGGATGGTAAAGTACGTTTATATGATCAAGTAAGAAAAACTCTTTACATTGGTCTGCTTGATTACGTTGAAAAGTTTTGTGAGCGTAATGGATATGAACTAACTTATAAATCTGAATTCAATACAACGAATGGTATTACCGAAACCCTCGTTGAAAAATTTGTTCGTGGT